CTAGAGTCCGTATGCGAAACGGCCCGTCGATTCTCTGAGTAGACGCCGTGCCTCATCACTCGTCACGACGCCGCCCGCAACATCCTTGTCGAGCAAGAAAATTGACCGCGTGTCGATTGCGAGCCCATCCGACTCTGCGAAACCCTCGACGTCTGCGTCCTGCCCCCAGAGTAGTTGCTTACGAGTGGACGGATCGCGTTCCCGGAACTGGTTAACCACGTACCATCGGGCGTCCGGCGATTCGCCTTTAGTCTCCTTCATGTACCGCTCGACGAATCGTCCAATCTTCAGTAAATCGGCAACCTTCCCGCCCCCGGTGTAACCTTTTACTTCACACAAGGCGATCCATTCCCCATCATGGACACGCAAATCCTCCAACTTCTCGCGAGCCCCGAGTGCATCCTGATCCTCCACCTCGAAACCGATCCGAATCAATGCTGACCGCACCGCTTGCACAAGCTCCTCAGCGGTTCCAGTGAGCAAGACACGCTCGGCTTCATCCACCTTCTCGCGCAATTCCCCTAGCGCACTTAGTGATTCCCGCTCGACACGTTCCTCTTCGATTCGCGCCTTTTCGGCAGCATCACAGGCCGCCACCCAAGTTGCGCGAGCGTCTGCCTCCTCTGCGGTCATCCATTCCGGGTTGTCCGCCCAGTCCGGCCCCGCCGGGAATGTAACGGGGTCGACAGCTGCCCAGCGTTCAAAGGCATACAACAGCCACGGCCTGATGTCAGTGACCGTGTCGGGAAGATAAATGACCTCCTGCGGACCCTGATCAGGTCGATAGATCGCCGCATCCGCACGCCCATCGAGGTCCGAGACAAGGGGGATGAAATATGAACCCTCGAGGTCGAAATTCGGCGTGTGAATTACTCGTCGTGTATCCGACCTCTGACGTAGCAATGGAAGCAGATCCGATTTGACCAGCGTACGTAGTGAAGCGTCAAGCTCGTCGTTGGTTTCCAGTTCCTTACCGTAGGACGACCACAATCGAATCTCGCGGAACCTGCCCGCCGGACTGTTTGGGTAACCAGAATCCCATCTACCAATCGGTGCGCCTCCGAGCTGAAGGATGAATAGATGTTCTTCACTTCGATTCGACGACCCCACGCTGACGACCGCGTCCCAGCTCTCCCAGCGGATTGCGTGCTCGTGCGCACCGACAACGTGAACAACCCCGGAATACTGCTCTACGACCTTCACAAGTTCGGATGCATCGGTAGACGCACCAGTGATCAGAACGCGGGGACGAGGATCCTCGTCGTAAATCGCCATGGGCGCAAAGTAGTACAACAATGCCGGTCGGTTTGACACCGGGTACCGGAGCCACGAATGGTTGCTAACCGGTTCTCGACCCGGTGGCCAAACGATCAGCGGCGTTTCACTTGACAACCTCGGCCGGCGCTCCCATTGACCAATGGACACGCAATCGACGGGATAGAGCTCTGACCTGCGGTTTTCTGAGGGTGGGGGGTACGCGGCAGCTCCTCCACGGTGCCAACTGCCCATTTTTACGTACGCCCCAAACGGCCCCGGTAGCCTGACCAGGGACTTTGAGCTGGCCAACGGCATAACCACAGGTCACAGCCTTGTTGAATACGGTACGCATCGGCCGAGCTGGGGTAAACAGCTCACGGGTCGTACTGCCAGTGCCCCGCAGGTCAGGACATTGGCAAGCTGTGAATCAACCGACCTCGGTAGGGTCGACAGTGTTTTAGGGTACGGCTCATCCATATGGGCCAAGCAGTACGGCAACGACCCGGCACCACCACGGTGTCGGGTCGTCGTCGTTAACACTCTGCACGCTCCACGCCGGTACGATCGAGGCATCTAGAACGCGGACTCATCCCGATGGTGAGCCAACAACAAAGACGGCCCCACCTCCACGGTGAGGGCCGTCTTTGTTGTTGGTCGTCGATCAGAACCAGCGTGGCCCGGCCGCGTCGGGTGCCTCGGTGGCGATCGGCGTCAACTGTGCGAGCGTGGCCTCTGCCATGCTGCCGTGCCGGGCCAACTGCTGTGTCCAGAACTTCGCTCGGTCGCTCGGGATCCGACCATCGGACACCGCCGCCGCGACGAGCTGCCGAGCCTCGTCGACCACACCGAGGGCAGCCGCCTCACGGAGGCGTTCGTACTCGGCGGCGTCGATTGTCACGGTGCCCTCAACAGGCGTACTCACGGCGTCACCAGACCGGTGAGCTTGCGGATTGCGCGCGGCTGCGTGACGGCCATGACCGGGTTGACGAAGGTCTGGACGAACTTGCCACGCCGCAACGGCTCGGGAATGACCTCGGTCGTCAGCGGCACCTCGTACCCGAGCAACCCGGCGCGGCCCTTGGCGATCGCGTACGCCGCGTCATCGGACACGTACGGGCTCACAGACAGTTCGACACCGGCAGTCTCGAGGACGGCGGGCAGACGCTCACCGTAGGCCACCGTGAGATCGTACTGACCCGTTGGCGAGACCAACAGGCAATCGAACTTCACACCGAGACGATCCTCGTCCGCGTCCTTCTGTGCCGCCGCCAACAATGTCAACGGACGCATTGCGTTCGGGGTGATATCGGTATCGGGCCCAATTGTCACCACCTCGTCCCATGCGATCGTCGCCGGTAGTGCGCCGTTGCCCGGCAGCGTGGCCAGTGCCGCGTCGACGGTTGCGATCGCTGCCGTGTTGAGCTTGCGCACGACGGTGTTTGACAACGCTTGAACCTCGGCATTGAGAAAGGCGATGTCATTTCTCAGCGCCTTCTCGTCTTCGATGAAAAACTTTGCCCCCCAATCTCTTACGGCCGCAATCTTCATCTCGGGGTCCGTCATGCGAACGGTTGCGTACTCGTCGCCCGGCGCCCTTTCCACCACGTCATCGGCGGTGTAACGATCCTCGGGCCGAGTAACCGAGTGAGCCAAACCGCCACCGACGATCGGCCCGACATGCGGGCCGAAAAACAGGCTCAGAATCTCCTGATTCTCGATCAGTTCCTCGATCTTGGCACCGATGAAGTTCGGTGACTTCATCGCGAAGTCGACGGTCATCTGTTGATTGATTGTGCTAGGCGTCAAAATGCCCATGGTTTGAAGTCCTCTGTTTTCGATTTGCGAGTGAGCGTCAGGCGTAGAGCGATACGAGCACTTCACCGGCAGCGGCGGCGCTACTGACTGCGCGGCCGACCGCTGCGCCTGTGGTCGCAGTGACCACGGCACCGTTGGCGTCCGATTCCACCTCTGCGTTGAATGCGACACCGCCGGTACCTGCGATCAGCCTCACGATGCGGGATGCGCCTCGGGTAATCGGCACGAGCTCGCCGGTCCCCACAGTGGCTCGGCTGACACCGAACACCGGGGATCCTGCGGTTGCCGACTTCACCGCGATATTGCCGCCGACGAGTGTCGAAGCGACAGTGACGAGTCGGCCCGCAGTGATTGCGCCGGTTGCTCGGGCAGTTACGTCGTGGCCGGAATCGTAGGCAACGACACTGATTAGCTGCGTCATGGGAGTTGGTTCCCTCTCTTTTGGGATCTTTCCTCGACAGCGTCGGCGTCAATGAGCCAGCGGCCAGCCACTCTGCGTGCGGTTAGGGTGCCGCGCGCCGCCAACGCTCTGACGTTCCGGTCGGATACACCGAGCCGGGCCGCTGCCGTCGAGGTCTCGATCAGTTGCATCTCTGAGACTGCCGGTCGTGGCTCGTCCAACCATTCCGACGTTCCCTCAACGGAACACTTTGCGGCACTTGCTAGCTGGTGCTCAAGTTCATAGACACGCGGTACCGCACGCCCGCCGCGTTGCGCAGACACTTCGATAAGCCTGCGCAACGCCGCGGACAAGAAAGCGGCGTCGTCGATTCCGAGCATCACACCCGAGACCGACGACACGCTCACAGGTCGCCGCCTGGACGACGACGACCAAGCACCTCATCGAGCAACATGTCGCCGTCGGCATACTCGGCCATGATCGCCCGCTGTGCCGCCCGCAGCGTGGCAGCGGCACTGTCGGACTCGGCCAGTACGTCGAGCACCGCGCGTAGTAATTCCTCGAGGGTGTCGCCGTTCGCAGCTGTCTTGATAATTCGATCAGCGCGCGCGGCGTATTCGGCGGCGGTCTCGGGTAGCTCGGCCGACCGGCGGCCATTGTCTTGGATCAACAGTCGAGCGGCTACGCGCCGGGTGGTCTCGTTGGTGTCGTTGTCACTCATGCCTTCACCTCGACGACGAGGCGAACTATGCGTGTCGGGCCGACTTTAACGTGCTCGGCGGTACCGGATCGGATCAACGCGTCGAGGGCGCAGTGTGCGGCGTCGGCGGCCTGACGGCAATCCGCAGCCGTTCTGATACGTCGACCGAGCTCGGCAACCGTCAGACCCGCTGTGTACGTGGTGAGCAAGTCACGCACGTACCGCTCGGGCAATGCATGGTCAAATGCGATTTCTACAAATGCGAGGTTTTCGGACATGTTCTTGGTGCTCCTTGGTCGGTAGGTGACACGAGCCGCGGGGCATTGCGTGGCTGTGGCGATCGTTGATGCGGGTCCATGCGCTGCCGTCACATGGACCCGTCGAGCTGTCAGGGGCGTTGGTAGCGCGGGCCGTGACCGCGGGTCTTCACTGTCTCGATCGCACCCGCCGCCACCGTGACCGCAATTGCGTCCAGTACCCACGGGTGCAAACGGGGATCTATCGCGTCGAGAAATCTGGGGACACTCACCGTCTCGTCGGCAGCGTCGACGACTGTCACGACTGCCTCGACAGTCCGGGCCAATCGTTTCGTGTCTCGGTCCTTCGCCATTTCGGTCAGACGCTCGTCGATAGCGCGCCTGTAATTATCGACCACCGTGTACGGCGGGAACAGGCTATCGGTCGTGATTCCCTTTGTGATGGTTGCCATTTCGTCGGATTCCCTCATGTCAGTTCATGCCCGGCGTGGCGAACAACTGATCAGTGTTGAACGGCGCACTGTTCGGCGTCAGGTCGGGGCTGATTTCGTCCCGTTCAGCCGGTGTGGTGAACGGGTTGGGTTGCGTGTTGGAAGGTCGGGCGATCGGATCCGAAACGAGTCGTTGCTCGTGGGGCACGACGAATAGCTCGCGACGCTTCTCGCTACCCTTGTTGATCAATTCGCCGTCCACGAGCATGGTCGCGACGGTGGTCTCTATGCCGTTCTTTGTGACGTTGACCAGCGTCGCGCCCCCTGCCTCGATAGGCACCTGCACACCCCGATCAGCCGTGCCGCCACCGAGCTTGGCCGCGTAAAACGATGCCGCGTGACCAGGCTCGGCGGCGACGTACCGCTCGATCCACATGCGGTGAGCAACGTCTTTCAGTTCCTCGTTCGACAAGCGCCGCGCCTGCGCCGCCTCGGACGCCGGGACGAACTGCAATCTGCCGTCGAGACCGAGGGACAGTACGCCGGGGGGCACGTTGATTCCGCGTCCGTAGGCGTCAAAGGATCGGACACTGTCGAGCTTGTCGCCGTCCCTTGTGATGTTCCACAGGGCAGCGGCCCATCCCGGCAGCGACGAACTGCCTCGGGCACGCCCGCCGCCGCCGTAGCCCGAGTGGTGCGAGATAACGACGGCGTCGAGCCCGGCACGTCGTTTCAGTTCTGAGAATCGCACTAGCGGGGCTTGGGCCGACGAATCGTTTTCGTCCAGGCCCATCGCTACAAACAGTGGTGAAAGCGGATCGAAAACGAGCACAGTGACGCCATTGGCCTGGCACATGGACACAGCCGCATCCATATTCTCGTCGAGGCTCAAGTCCCAGTCACTCGCCAACCCGTCAGTCGAAACGAGGTGCACACGGTGCATATTGCGGATCTTCTGCGATCCGTACACCTCGAGCAGTTCACCCATACCTTGCTCGGTATCGACGACCATCACGTTGCCGGCCGTCGGGATCACCGGAAAATGACCGAGGTACGGGTCACCATCGACCAGCGACCGCACGAGTGACGCTGTGACCGCCGACTTGCCCGCTTTGAACGGACCCGACAGCAGACACGTCGAGTCGCCTTTGAGCAATCCCTCGACTATCCACCGGGTCGGCGGCACACCCTTGGCAAGAGCGTCAGCCAAAGACACGGGCAGCGCGCGGGGTGCATCCCCCCGTCGCTTCGCAGCCTGCTCCTGCCGAACCAATTCGGTGGCCTCGTTGCGGCTGCGGATCTTGGCAGCGTCTATGGCCACCGAGCGCCCTCGTGTCGCTGCGAGACGAGCAGCGACAGCCTCGGGTGAGTTGTGTTGACGATTGCGCTCGTCGGCAGCCAATTTTTCGGCCAACTTGTCAGCATCGTTTTCTATGGCTGCGGTTTCGACAGCACGCTGACGACGACAAACTTGCACAGGGTGATCACCTGGCAGCGCGTCCACATGCTCACCGAGGTAGTCGACAGCGTGCCTCACAATTGTGTCGATCAGTTTCGGTGGCGCAGTCTCGATTGACAGCTCGTATTTCTCGTACTCTTTGACATACTCGACGGTCAACCCGATTGACTCCCACCATTTCTCGGGTTCCGCAAACACGTCGAATGAGTTAGTGTGACTGACAGCGTTTGATTTGTTTGCACGTCCATCGGTGGCCATACCGGTGGACGTGTTCCATTTTTCGGACATCCTTCTAGGCACCCCTCAGTACGGTGGTCAATCTGTCGAGCTGCGACGACGTAAGCGGAGGGGCAGCGCTCAGCACAGCAGCAATCGACGATTCAAGGTCGACAGGTGAAACTCGATTTTCCTTGCGGTCCAGAGTTTTTGATGCGGGCATGATTCAGGCACCGCCGCGGAGCATTTCCACGACGACTGCAATGTCGGCCTCGGTCAACTGCACAGCCACGGTATCCGCCCGGTGGTCGTGGATGATGTCGCCAATCCGAAGCACCTTCAGCTGACGCCGCAGAGCAAGCAATTCAGGATCAGTGGCCGGACGACTGCGAGTGAACGCCGCGACCTTGCCGTGCAATCTCTGCCGGTCAATCTTGCTCACGTTCTTGGTCATTGGGTCGGTTCCTCCGGTCTCGGGCTGCTCGTTGTGCGGCTCTGTTTGAAAGCTACATCTGCACCTTGATCTACGAATGACGTTGCAGCACAAGAAAGTTAGCGACGCTAGCTCAGAGTTAGCGATCCATGGGCAGATCGGCCAATTCAGATTCAATGACCTGGGAAAACCGAATCGAGTGTGAGGCTGGTCACAAGATTGCAATCGACGTACGTCGCGACCTCGGTTGAGCGAACAGGAACATCGGCCGGCCACCGAGGGCCGTACGCGACCGTGCAGCGATCAATACGGCGTATCCCACACCGGTACACCAAATCTCGACGCTCGACTCGCAGCGGCCCACACAGCTATGCGAAGGGGCTCGCCGTCGAGGTGGGCAGCCAACCGTTTACACAGCCCACGATCCTCGTCCGTCCAACCGCCTACACAGCCCCATCACGGTCGACATTCAACTGTCACATGACACCGACATTGACAGTGTCCGTTTCTCTTCGACCTCTCCGTTTCCTGCCTGGGGGTACTCCGTACCCCCCAGGAAGCTAGGAAATACGATGTGACAGCTTCCTAGGAAGTGCCAGGAAACACCAGGAAATAGGTCGGCACCGTCACCATCGGAGCAGGTCAGTAACGGTTTCCTATTTCCTGGAATCGCCAGGAAATAGGGCACAAAAATGACCGATTTTGTTTCCTGGACGCTCTAGGAAATAGACCCAAGTTCGGGGTGCGTCCAGGAAATAGAAGTCGGTCATTTTTGTGCGGTGTAGGCGGCCTAACCCGTGCTACGCCGTTTGTGGAAATCGACCTCGACGGTGTCGGGCCGGAAGGTGCGCGTACCTCGGCCAGGCGAATAAATCACAACGTCGGCCAACACGTCGATCACGGCCCGCTTACGAGCTGTGCTGAGAGCTGACCACGCTGCGGCCACATCCCCCGACGAAACTAGCGGTGCGATCAAGTCCGTTGCACCGGCAGCGGTTATCTCGTCCTCGAGCTTGGCCAGACGAGCCCGCACTTTCTCGGTTGCCGTTCGGAATTGCTGACGAGTCATAGCGCCGTCCGAATAGTCGACGGCGAAATCGTCGAGGCGGCGGCGCAGCACATCGGATTCCGCGCGCAACGGTGCGACGTTGACAACCACGGTCGGGGCGAACGCCGTCAACGCATCGGGCATCGACAACCGACCGACGATCAACTTCTCGACGTAATCCTCGATCGGCTGCGCTACGCGTTGAAGATGGGCGTGCGCTGCGCAGCGATACGACCTAGTAGTGCGACGGGCACCGCCTGTGTTGACCGAGGTTCCGTCGTCGCAGACGCCGCACAGCGCGACACCGGTCAGCAGCGCCCGTGCACCCGGCGTGCCTGTGCGGCGGCTCGAATCGGTGAGCATGGCCACCACAGCCCGCCACGTTTCCTCGGGAACGATCGCGGGCCACTCAGCCTGCGCGATAACGAATGCCAACGGATCTTTCCGGTACGACTCGTTCGAGCCCTCGGGGCGGTGTCGCCTCAAACCGGCGTTGCGCGCGTTGAGCAACACGTCACGAACGCCCGACCGTTGCCACGGTTCGCCGGATTGCGTGCCAGTGAAACCAGCTGCGTTCCACGCGGATACGACTGCCGTCACAGGTTCACCGGCAAGGATCGCTTGATAACCGGCCAACACAGCGGCGGCCTCGTCGGGCCGGATCGTTTTTCCGTCGGCCTCATATCCGAACGCTCGACGCCCACCGATCCACCGACCTTGCTCGGCAGCTTGCGTGATTGCCGAGAGTTGCCGCGCCGAACGTCGCTCCGATTCACCTTGGCCGACGCTGGCCAACAGACGGGCCACCAAGCGTCCCCCATCAGTTGATGTGTCGACACCGTCGGCGGCGGTCACAATCGTGGTGCCGTGTGGCTCACACCGGGCGATCACCGACTCGAGCTCGGCCAACTTGCGCAACAGTCGGTCAACGTGACGGGAAACAATTACGTCGATTTGACCATCGTCGACCGCCTTCATCATGGCGTCGAACTGTGGTCGGGGCTTGCGGTTGGTGGCGCTCACGTCATTGTCAACGAACTCCCCTACGACGGTCCAGCCACGGGCCGCCACCAAACGCATAACCTCGTCACGCTGACGACTGATGCCATACTCGTTCCCCTCACGATCCTGCGACTGACGAAGGTAGACCGCAACACGCGGCAACTCACGGGTTGCTTTAGGCTTCACATACGCTATTCTACAACCCTAGGTACCCGCAACGCTCGGTCCGCCCCACGAGCAGTGATGACACCTTTGCGCAGCGCCCGTTCCACCGGCGCCAGCGCCGCACGCGAGAGTCTGAACTTCTGTCTCAACGCCGGCCCTGGTACTTCCGCGTTGGTCCGCCACCCGTACTCACTCCACCGCTGGGCTGCAGTGTCTCGAGCCGCCGCCACGCGCGCACGAACATCGCCGGTACTTTCCCCTACTTCGTCGATCAGCGCTCCGGTTGCAACGGCCTGCATCCGGACCCTGATGTCGACTCGGTCCAAGAGCGGGCCGGACAATTTCCCCAGGTAACGGCGACGCGCCGCGGGTGCACATACACAATCCGCGTCTCGCGGCGGCGCGCATGGGCAGGGATTGGCGGCCAGGATCAGCTGGAACCGCGCCGGGTACCGCGCAACTCCGTCCCGCCGGGCGATTCGTACTTCCCCGTCTTCGAGTGGCGTGCGTAGCGCTTCGAGCACCTTCACCCCGATCTCGGCACATTCGTCGAGAAACAGCACGCCGCGATGGGCGCGGCTGACCGCACCAGGACGAGCCATCCCACTACCACCACCCACCAGCGAACTGACCGACGAACTGTGATGCGGCGCAATGAAAGGCGGCATATCGATCAACGGCCGATCCTCCGGCAACACCCCCGCCACCGAATGAATCGCCGTCACCTCCAACGACTCCCCCTCCGTCAACGGCGGAAGAATCCCCGGAAGCCTCTGCGCCAACATCGTTTTCCCGATCCCCGGCGGACCCGTCAACATCAAATGATGCGCACCCGCCGCAGCAACCTCGATCGCCCACCGAGCATCCGTCTGCCCGACAACCTCACTCAAATCACGCACCGTCACCACATCCGCGCGCTCGAAAACATCAGGAACAGCCAGCGCCAACTCACCACGCAACCACCCGATCACCGCAGACAGATCGTCAGCGCCCAGCACTTCGATCCCCTTCACCAGGCCAGCCTCAGCCAACGCCCGAGCTGGAACCACCACAGTCCCCCACCCCGCCCGCTTCGCCGCAAGCACCGCAGGCAACACACCACGCACCGACCGCAAACGACCGTCGAGTGCCAACTCCCCCAAAAACACAGTCTCTCGCAACAACTTCCGCGGCAACTTCTTCGCCGCATCGAGAACCGACAACGACAGAGCCAAGTCGTAGGGCAATCTGTGACTGTTCTAAATGAAAAACGGCCACGTTCGGTGCTACCAACACCGGCGCGTGGCCTCAGCCCACCAACGGAATGAGCCGCTGTGAACCGTAGGACCACTCTATCGTCATCCCCGGACAACCGCCTCGAGCCATTGCTCGGCGTCATTGTCGTCGCTCTCATGATCGCCGCGTACGCAGCGGTATTCGGCATTCTGCGCGTCGTCGTCGCCCTCGGTTGGTACGTCTCGTGAACTGACCGTGACCTGTTGAGCCAGGCCGGTCGACGTACCGGCCTGCGCTCTGCACGCCACGATCCGTGAGCTCGTTGCACGTCGCTATCCGGTGAGTCCGACGTAAACCGACCACCCCCGGTGCACTCCCCTAGTCCTGCCAACCGGCGCGGGCACCCACACGATGGTTCTGCGCAGACGCCGTGAGGGTTCAACATTCGCTCGTCCACTTTCAGTGGTCGGGCTACTTGTGTTGGCCGAGATGGACTATCGGGGTATGGAGTTCGGGCCGCGTTGGGGAAGGGGATTCGACACCGGCACCCTTGGGTGTCCGATCGGCCAATGTGTCAGTGTGACAACTCCTTTGCGACTCCCAAGGAAACCCACGTTGATACACTTACTTCGTACCGATCCCGCCGTCATGTGTTTCGGTGCTCCTTTGGGTCGGACGACAATGCCCCGCCTGTTCTTCTCCGTCTGGTCACGGTGAACATGCGGGGCATTGTCGTCTCCAAATGGCTCGGAGCCCTCACTAGAGTCCGTATGCGAAGCGGCCCGTCGATTCTCTGAGTAGACGCCGTGCCTCATCCCTCGTTATAACACCGCCCGTAACGTCCTTGTCGAGCAAGAAAATTGACCGTGTGTCGATTGCGAGTCCATCCGACTCCGCGAAACTCTCGACGTCTGAGTCCTGCCCCCAGAGTAGTTGCTTACGGTTAGACGGATCGCGTTCCCGGAACTGGTTGACCACGTACCATCGTGCGTCCGGTGATTCGCCTTTAGTCTCCTTCATGTACCGCTCGACGAATCGTCCAATCTTCAGTAAATCGGCAACCTTCCCGCCCCCGGTGTAGCCTTTCACTTCACACAATGCGATCCATTCCCCATCATGGACACGCAAATCCTCCAACTTCTCGCGAGCCCCGAGTGCGTCCTGATCCTCGACAACGAAACCCAGTCGAGACAATGCAGCCGCGACAGCTTGCACGAGCGTATCTGCGGTGGCCGTGAGCAAGATTCGCTCGGCCTCGTCTGCTTTGACCCGTAATTCCTCTAGCGCACTTAGTGATTCCTGCTCGATGCGGTCGGCAGCATCGCGAGCTTTTTGGGCTGCGTCAACGGCTGCGACCCACGTGTCACGCGCATCAATCTCCTCTGCTGTCATCCATTCGACGGCCGCCGTCCAATCGGGGGTAGAGGGGAAGGCCTCCGGATCCTCTACTGACCACCGTTCAAGGGCAAACAACAACCACGGCCTGAGGTCGGTGATACCGGCTGGCAAGTAGAGGACCTCTCGGGCTCGATTGTCGGGGCGATAGATGGCTGCAAAGGCATTCCCATCAAGATCAGAAACGAGCGGTGCAAAGTAGGAGGCGTTAGCGGTGAACCTCGGTGGGTCGATCACGTCCCTGGGTACCGACCACTCACGGATCAACGGAACCAACTCCGACTTGACAAGTGACTTCAGTGAAGGCACCAGATCGTCGTCCGTGCGGAATTCCCTACCGTTCGATCTTGCCAATTGCATAGATCGGTTCTGCGCAGGATAGCCATGTACGTCACGAATAACCTGTCCACCCACCGGCGCCCCGCCGATCTGAATCGTCATGAGGTGATCACTCGATTGGTGCGGGTGCCCAATGCTGATCAGCGCATCCCAGCTTTCCCATCGAATATTGCGAGTGAAGCTCCCGATATTCGCGGTAGTACCCGCGTACTGGTTGACGACCCCAACCAAGTCGTCAATGTCATCCGTGTCGGAATAGATCAGTACCCGTGGCTTAAGGCCCTCGTCGTAAATCACCATGGGCGCAAGTTAGTACAGCAGCTCTCAAGCCAATTGACAGGGGCACATCATGCGGCGTTTCCCTTGACGACCTCGGCCGGCGCCCCCGTTGACCAATGACCAATACAATCGACAGCTATAACGCTCTGAACTGCGGTTTTCTGAGGGCGGGGGGGTACGCGGCAGCTCCTCCACGGTTGCTACTGGCCTTTTTTACGTACACGTCAGACGGCCCCGGTAACCCGACCAGGGCGAATGCCAACCCCACGCAGATAACCCCAGGTCACAGGCCTTGTCCTGCACGGTGGATCAACCTACGTCGGTAACGTGGAACTCGTTTTAGGGAACCCGGCCCATCCGATATGAGCCAACGAGAACGGCCCCGCACCTTTCGGTGTCGGGGCCGTTCACTCTGCCAGCGCAGTGGTCAGCGGAACCAAGGCGACGTGTCGTCACCGGCACCGTCATGGCCACCGACAGCGTTGCCGTACCCGGCCTCGGTCACCGGGATCACCACCGGTGCAGACGCGAGCACCTCTGCCATGGCGGCGTCGGCCTCGATCAGCCGCACCCAGTGATCGCGGCGGGCCGGTGGCAGCTTGCCCTCACGGATCGCGGTGTCGACGTGACCGTTGACGACTGCCTTGGCCGCCGCAGCCGACACGGTTCGGCCTTCCTCGGCTGCCAGCTCGAGGGCTGCGAGCTGCGCGGCGTCGATCAGCGTCAACCCCTTGCCCGCGGCCTTTGCTGCGATCGCGTTCTCTGCTACCGCCAAGTCGGCAATGGCCGCGAGGATCACGGCTACGTCGGCGGTGTCCGCTGCCAGGCCGAGCGCCTCGAGCAGCGCGGTCGTCTGTTCGTCGTTGAATGTCAGTTCCACGGTTCTGTCCTCCTTAGCTTGCGAGTGCGGTTAGGCGCTTAGCGGCATGCGGTTTCTCCACTGCGAACGCAGGCACGCAGTACGTTTGCGCCCAATGCGATCGCGTTGCCCGCTCGTCGTAAATCTCGACGGTGAGCGGCTTCTCGAAACCAACGGCCCCGAGTTCCCCGGCCTGCACGACGTATGCGGATCCGGCGGCCAAGCGTGCATTGCTCACCAGTTCCAAACCGAACGATTCGAGCACGTCGGCCAAGTCCTTGCCGTACAGGGTTCGCAGCACACGAGCCTCGGCAGGCGAGGTGAGCAGCGTGTCCGGGACGATGCCCAACTCGTCAACCTCGAATGCTTCGAGCGCCTGTGCCAGCGATCCGGTGGGGCGCTCGCTGGGATCCGTCGGGGTCGCGCCGTCGAGAATCGCCGTGTCCCAAGGTGCACTAACCACGAGGTCGTCGACATCGGCCTCGATCACAGCAGCCATGGCAGCCGCGTCGACCTTGGCAACGACGCTGTTGGCGAGCTGCGTCGTCTGGTTGTCGACGTAACTCACGTCGTTGCGATCCTTGTGCTCGTCGAGTATCTGGAAACGGCCACCCCAGTCCTCGACCACTGCCCGCTTGGGTTCGGGCTGTACACCGTCAACCACGGCGTACTCTGCGCCGGGCGAACGCTTCTCGACACCCGAGGCGTACAAATCGGAAGCCTTGGCGACACTGTAAAGAATGCCGCCGCCCTCGACCGGTGCCCCGAGGCTCGTGAAGAACTTGGGCATGAGCAGCTGTGCGTCGGCCAGGTGGGCGATTCGGTCGCGCAGGATCGTCGGCTGTCTCAGGACAACGTCGACCGTCAGCAGGCGGCCTTCGAGATGTGGGATAAGCGGATTGACCATGGGTTGTGTCTCCTAATCAGACGTACAGGTGGATTTCAGCGAGTGCGCCCGAGGCGGCACCGGTCAGCGCGTAGCCGACGGCGCGACCGGCAGCGAGCTTGACGGCCTTACCGGTTGTTCCGACCTCGACCTCGTCGAACGCTGCGAGCACACCGGCGGTGAGGACTCGGACGGTGCCCGCGCGGTGGATCGTGACCAGTTCGCCGGTGGCAGCGTCGTGCGCAGCGACTCCGAACGATCGGCCGGCCGCCGTAGCGGTTGCCACAGCGACGTTGCCGCCGTTGGCAATTCGGTTACCCGACACCGCGACGAACGTCGACTTGGTGACCGGCGCGGTGGCCTGCCCGGTGACGTGCGAGCCGGGCGCGTAAACCTGAATGTCGTTGGCCATGGGCCGTTACCTACTTCCGTTGACGCGGCCACGACGGTTGCGCCGTGCCGCTGCGAGTGCCACGGCCATTGCCGTGGGCGCGTTATCCGTGCGGGTGAATGTGGCGGTGACGGCCTTGGCGGCGACACCGAAATGAGCGGGCAGGTCGGCAATGCTCGTGATGCCAGGGTTGGTAACCCCCAGCAACGCGCAGGCCGTGAGAACGAACGGGTACTTGGTGCCGTCGGCTGCCTCGACCTCGTTAACGCCCTCGACGCTGCGTGACGGGTAAGCGGTGGCCATTACGCCGGCAAGCCACGAGGGGACGCCCGCGTAATCCCCTATGAGCGTTTGACCGTCGTCGGTCACGCGCAGATTGTCGATGTAACCAACGGCAGGCTCACCGTCGAACCGTGGGTCGTCATGCCCGAGCTTCAACGGTGGCCGACGAAGCACGCCATTGGCAGCGGCCTCGACAGCCGAGTGCAACATTTCAGTTGTCACGTCCCACTTGCCCGTCGAGATATCCCAACTACCAACCTTGACGAGCTCGACGCCGGGGACGGTGACCAGTTGCGCGTTAGGCATTGGCCACCGTGCCAGCGGTGTCAGCGGCGCAGCCCGTGAGCCCGCTCGGCTGCGATCCGCTCGGCGTCGGCAAGGGAGTAAACCCATCGACCCCCGGCCTTACGCGAAACGAGACGGCCCCGGCGTGCGAGGTCTCGGACACCGGACGGACTAATGCCGAGGACGGCAGCGGCCTGCCGTGAGTCGATGAATGCATAGACCTCAGATTGCGCCGGATCATGCTGTACGCCAACCTGACTGACGTTTGAACTGACGTTTGACGACCGAGCACTGACGCGTGCGTTAGCTCGGTCAAGTTCGTCGCGCAATCCCATGACCTTGTGACCGAGCACTCGGCCACCGGGCGCAGCGCGTAGGGCGGCGTCGTAGTCGTTGATGATGCGCACGAGCAACCCGGCGGCCTCGGGGTCGAGGTACACGCCGACGAGCGGCTGCGCGCTCAACGGTCACCACCGGCACCCGGACGACGCCCCCGTACTTGATCCTCGAGAATGTCGACGTCGAGGTAGGCCAACGCTTGGCACCGAGCGATCGTCGCGCGCCGGTTTTCGAGGCTATCGGTCGCAGCGAACAGATCCAGCAATGCGCGTAGCAATGCGTCGAGTCCGTCACCCGTCTCGGCCTCGGCAAGGATCGCGTCGACCTTGGCGGCATACGTCTCGGCCACCTCAGGTTGGTCGGCAGACCGCCGACCTTCATCCTGAAGTAGCAGCCGGGCAGCAGCTTTCATGTTTGCCTCGTTCATGCCGCCACGCCTTCGACGAGGCGCACTACGCGGCCACCGGCCACGCTGACATGCTCTGCCCTACCCGCTTTGATCAAACAGTCAACCGCTGAATGCGTCATCACGCGGCTGTGGCGATCCTCGGCGGCGTATCGAATCCGACGGGCCAACTCGGCTAGCGGCAACCCGTCGTAGGTCTGGAGCAGGTCGACCACGAAGCGAGTCGGCAGCTGTCCGTCGAACTGCACGTCGACGATTGAGAATGAAATCGGTGTAGTCATGATGCTTGACGCTCTTCTCTGTCACGGGAATAACTATGGCTATGGCCGTGCAGGGCATGGACTTCGACGGTGGTCATCTGTGGGCCGGGTGCCGTGATCTGCCGTTCACGCTTGGCACCGAGTGATGGTCACTTGGTCATGCGCAGGATCCGGTCGGGGCCGAACGAAACGTGCCCGTCCTCGACGAGGCGGCGCAGGGTGTCGGCCACGTCCGAGGATTCATCGCTGTACGGGTGCGCCAAGGCGGCCAGCGCGCATAGCTCCCCCACCGTCAGCCCCTCGGTGAACTGGAACTTGAGTGTGCGGGCAATCCACTTGCCCTTGTCGTAGTCAGCGAACTTGTCGAGGTAGACCTCGACCGCTGCGTTGTGAGCTTGCTCTGACCTAGTTGCCATGGTTATGGAATCCTTTGCCTAAGTATATGATTGACGCTCGAGTTGTGTGTGCATCGCAAATACGTCGTCTGACGCAACGTAGGGATTTACGGTCCGCAAACCCTTGCCGCGCCCGCCGTCTTCCACATACCCCTGCGTGATCAGAGTTGCGAGCGCTGCCAGGTTGGCGGCATATTTCCCGGTCATCGCCTGCGCCGTTGCCGTCTTCGACATTCCGGGGTGATCCGTCACGTACGCGGCGGCCTTGTCCAAAGTCGCGGCATCGTTCGCTTTCACACCACCGGGCGCAAGCTCTGTTGGCACCTGTAGCTCGACGTGGATCCCGGCACCACTCGTCGAGTCGACCACGACGGTAGCCACGGCCTCGGTACGGTCGGCACGCATCTTGTCTGACGCAATGAGCTGCCCCCGAACACCGCCGGGCCGATCCTTGCCGATGCGCACGTTGACGACACCGCGCCGGCCACGACCGAGCGGTGTGCCGACCTCGACGACGTAGGCCGCTCCGGTCAAACCGTTCATCTTGGCCGAGCCGCCGACAGCGAATCGACCACGGCCTGCATTGTCCTTCGACACGTGGTCGATCAGAGCCACCGCTGCCCCGGTCTCACCGGCAATCTTGCGAGGCATGGCAATTTGCCACTTGGTCACGTCGTCGTTGTCGATCGACGAGTAACCGAATGTGGCCAGCGCGTCGGTGACACCGTCGATAATTGCCAGCGAGTAGGTGCCCTCGAGCAGCCGCGCCCACCGCATTCGACTTGTCAACGACGTGAACGATTCCTCGGGGTGCAGGTAGTGGAAGTGCCGGGCGATCATGTCGACGGGGGCACCAAGCTCACGGAGTCGGCCTACAACAGACGCGGCGTCGGACTCGTAATCGAGGTACAGAACGTCACGCCCCTGACCTAACTCGACAGCCGCTGCGTGCTGCATGATGAGCGATTTACCGGACTCGGATTCACCGTGAAACGAATGCACGAGGCCGGGATACATCAGGCACAATCCGTCAGCGCGGGCCATGATCGACGGCACCGGCGCAACGAATCTGTCAGCCAGAATCTCGGTGAGGTCAACGGGATCCCACGAGGACGTAGCTGTGACGGCCTCGGCAGCAACATCAGCGGCGGCCTGTTCACGCAATCGCGCCGTTGCATCGAGCTCGGCCTGCACGCGTGCGTCAGCAGCATCCTTAAGCGCCAGAACTCTCGCTCGACGCTCAATCTCGGCGCGGCACGACTTGATTGGGTGATCGTCGTCGAAGTGAATCGTCACCTCAAGGGGAACCTCAGGGCAGCCGACAACGGTCAACGCGTCGGCAGACAGTTCGTGAACACTTCCACCCTTGGAATCCCAATGCGCCCTGACGCTCTCAAGGATCGTGGTCGAGTGCGGGGAGTATTCCCGTATGACCATCCACGGGTCGGCGTCGGCGTCGAACGGCGGCTCGTCGTCATCTTCCCAATCGTCACCATCCCAATCGGGGCGTGACACGTTGCGCCCGTTCGTGTTAGGGTCACTGACAGAATTCGAATTACCTTCACGCTCATCGGTGGCCATACCGATGGGCGTGTTTTTTGTTGTGATCATGCAGATGCACCACCGGCACGGAGCAGGCCGGTAATTCGCTCACGCTGTTCGGCGGTCAACGGCGGCGCCTTGGCCAGTTGCGCCGCTATGTGATCTTCGATCCGCGAGGCAGCTAGGTCACGCCTGAGATCGGTTGTGTCGGCCTCGGGGTGATACCGGGCCGTGCGTCCGAGGGTGCCCGCAATGCTGCGTGATCGACGTGAATAAACAGAGGTTGGTTTCCCGGCCATGACGGCGGACTTCCTCGACAGTCTCTTACCAGCGGCACTGTCGGGCCGCGCTCACACTTACTGGTCGGGGAACGGTGTCGGGACGGCGCAAACGGGTCATCGGGACCTGCACCCATGGGGGACGTGTGATTGACAAGTGCAACGCTAGCACACGGCTGTGCTGCAACCATCTTGCGTAACAACATCTTTCACAACCCACGGGTTGTTTGGCCACCGAGGCCGGCAACGGCTGTATGACACGCTGCCACTCGATTAGCCGCTTTGCAGACACGGGTGACGGCCGACCGCCGAGCGGCTGCCCACGGCATACACGGCCCCGATACGACAACCTCGACGATCCACTTCGGCTCAGTTCACACAGAACCATCAACGTCGAAATGAGACCGACACCGCCACTGTCGACTTCCATTTCGCCCGAACAGTTCCCCCGTTCCCCCTTTATAAAGAGGGGGGAACTGGGAACGGTTCAGTTCGGAACCGTTCCGGGAACTACGGGGAACTATTGGGAACTAAACCCCAAAAATGCCTTTGACCAGGACAAACGTCGGGGAACTATTGGGGAACAGTTGAGCTCGGTCGGCGGTGCCGATGACCGTCAAAAGTGCCAAATAGACGGGAACTAGTTCCCGTGCAGGTCAGAGCGTTATGGGGGCGTAGCGGCGTCGAAACAAGGGCGGCGGTGACAGCACGAGGCCGAACGGAAAGCGGCCAAATCGAAGGTCGTGTAGACGCCCGGTCACGCCTTCCATTCGATCCGTACATAGTCAGGGTTGAAATAGCTACCACCGGGCTGCCGACCTCGACCAGACGGCAGCACTGTCACAGTCATAAGCACGTCGATAACCTTGCCCTTCACGTCGACCGACAACCGTTCCCAGACAGCGCGTAGATCGTCACCGGCCAATACCAACTCGGCAAGGGTCGAGGCCGACCGAGCGGCGGCAAGCTGTTTGTCGATCTCGTCGAGCTGTGCGCGCAGCGACTCACTGCCCCGTTTTAGCTGGCTACCGCCAATCGAACCGTCAGCGAATATTCCAGCCAACTCGTCGAGTCTGTCCTGTATGCCCATCCGGGCCACCTGTAGGGCAGCGGCGTCGACAACGGCTTCACCACCGAGCGCAATAGCGGCGTCGGGCATAGCAAGTCGACCGAGGGTCAACTCGGTCACATACTCGTCGAGCTGGTCGGCAATTCGGTTCAAGTGCGGACTGGCCGAGCACCTGTAACCACGAGCTCGGCCCGACCCCTTACGCACGTGTCTGGCTGTATGCATCTTTGCACCGCACTTTCCGCACACGTACAACCCGGTACCGAGGTACTTTCGTTGACCGCCCGGTGACGTTCGGCGCGCCGGATCCGCGAGCATGGCCACGAGCGCCCGATACTCGTCAGGCTCAACGATGCTCGGCCACTGCCCGTCCCCGATAATTTTGCCCTCGTGGGTGACCAGTGACGCATTGCGTGGCCGAGTGATCACGATCCGCAGATCCCGCGGCGTCCACGACTTGCCCGCGAACGATGTTACGAGTCCGGCTGCGTTCCACTCACGTGCCATTTGCGCGATACTGACACCGGCAAGGATCCGGCGCGTGGCATCACGGATTGCCTGCGCCTCGGGTTCACGCAGCGTCATGCCGTCGGCCTCGAAACCGAATGACCGACGACCACCACGGAACTTGCCATCGACCGCTGCCTGTTGCTTCGCTCGTTTCTGCCGTTCGATGTTGTGCTCGACCTCGTGTCGAGCAGCCGCGCCGAGCAATCGGGCAACCATCTTCCCCGACGCCGTCGACAAGTCAATGACACCTGCTTTGGCCGTACGAACGTCGATACCTTTACGGTCACACAGCCCGATGAACGACTCCAGCTCTAGCGGCGAGCGATGCAAACGGTCTGTGTGCCAAGCAATTACGGCCTGCGCCCGACCGTTCTCTAGCGCCTCGAGCATGGCCTCGTAACTGGGTCGAGGACGACCGCTGTACGCCGAAATGTCGTTATCGCTATAGACCTCGACGACGGTCCACCCGAACTGTTCGGCCACGGCTTGACAGTCGGCAAGCTGCCGATCAACGCCGAGACCGGCACCCTCACGGTCACGGCTAATGCGCGTGTAGATAACTGCCTGCAT